AGCCTTTCCCTTTGTACTTTTTATTAAATAGAGCAATGGGGATAATTAGCTCACCGCGAATAGTAATGTCCTTAACATCGGGTAGTTTAAGATAAGGAATCATATGACTAAGATCGAGACCATTGGTTGAACCACCGCGAGAATACAATCTTTCTTCTCCGTTTTCAGTACTGTACATCACTGACATACCATCTAGTTTTGCTGATATAACATATGGTCCTTTATACTTCTTCTTCCAACGAGCTAAAGCACCTGTATCAGGTTTGATTTTTTCCATTGAACCCATGTAATATGGAAGTGCCACCTTATTTTTTTCTATAGGTGCTCCAACTTCCGTAATAGCTATATTATCAGGAAAGTTTCGTTCAATGTATTCTTTCAAAATATCATATACATTATCCGTCACCACAGGTTTTTTATTGTAATATGCATCATTGGCATATCGAATCATATCTGACAATTGTGCCTCAGATAATGAATTTATAGCCGATATTCCATCTTTTCCAAGTGAAATTAATGCTTTTCTTGACGTGAACCCACTAGATGCTTTTTTTTTTGAGAGTTTTTTGTTTTTTTTAAGACTCTTGGCAGTTGGTTTTTTGCGTTTGGCTTTACCTTCTTTTAGTTCGGCGGGCGTTACAACAATCCCTACTTCCGAGGTTGGTTCTTCTGTTGATTTTACTACAACGGCACGACCATCGATGCGCTCGGTGGGTTTTTTATATTCAAGTCCTAAGAATTCGAAAATAGATTGTTCAGTCGGAAACACCGTATCCAATTTTGCACCTTTCTTTTTACCTTCCATTTTGTACAATCCGTGTTCGTTCATGCTATAACCTAATTCTAATGCTCTTTGTCGCATTACAACATTTAAAGCCTTGCTTCCTGTGAAATACAATATAGCAAAAGAATATTCTGCTGGTGATGCGTACATAAAATCTAATCTCCTAGGTGTTTGTCCTGGTAATTGACCAATGACCATACTTTTTGTTTTACCTTTAGTAAGGATTTCAATAATGATTCCTCTATCTTGTAATGCTTTAATAAATTTATCGAATATAGATTTATCATCCTGTGCATTCGTAAGAATAATATCTATATCGCCAGAGTTGGCCGTACCTCGTCGATAAGACCCTACAATTTCGAAGCGAGAACCTTTGTGTTTTAATTTGCTAAAAACATCTGCTAAAATATCACTGTATTCATTAATTTCAGCTCGAGGTATACGTTTTTCGATATCTTCAAAATATTTTAAACCGGCTTTTTGATTTTTGTTAAGAAGTTCGTCTTGTCTTGCTCGCAATTCTTTTAATGTTAAAACACCAGCATCAACTAATTGCTTTGCTTTTTTAGGTCCAATGCCATAAATTTTAGGGAATAAATATAAAGGATCACCTTTTGCTAATTCTAATATTTTGAGTTTTCCAGTTGTTGTGTATTCATTGAATTTTGCCATAATAGTTTTGCCAATGCCTGGTAAACCCTGTAATTGTTTGATATTGGTTATTGGTTTTTGGTAAAGCATAATCGATTCAGATGCATTATGATATGCTCTTGCCCTAAATGGTTCGCCTTTTAATTTCATAAGTTCCTCAAGTTCTCCTAGAACTCCTAACAAAGATTTATTTAATCCTTGGGATTTAGGCGTTGTTTTTTTGCGTTTTATTCTAATCTTCTTGGGCATTTTTACCTTTATTGTGGGTTTTGCTTTAATACTTTTGCTTTTTTTCTTATCAATTTTTTTAATGGTAATCCTTTTTCCTTTTAATTTTTTCAAAATCTTTAAAGTAGATTTCTTAAGAGTGATTTTAGGTTTCGGTTTTTTACAATAACCATATGTTTTCAATGTTCGTCTTTTAGGTACTTTAGTATCAATAGAAGTAGCACAGATATCTCCTTTTAGAGTAGGATAGCATTTATCGTGTGATTCCCGTTTGTAATTAAATGGAAATATACACGGACCTTCCTTGACTTTTTTATTTCTTTCAGTTTTACCTTTATTATTCACAGCATAACCAAACATTATATATTATTTTTTTATTTTTTTTTCTTAAAGTATGATTTTAAAAAGTCAGAACTTATGATATTATCTAAATATTGTTTGCGTTGTTGTTCTTTTTCAGAGCGTTGAACCGGTCGAAAGGATAGAGGTTTTGTGATTTTAGGCTGCGGTAGATCGACATAAGGAGTATTCATTTCTATAAATAAATAATATAAAATTAATATAAGAGAATGTTTGCACAAGGATTCGCAATTAAAAAAGAATTAATAAATGGTAAATCGGTAAATGAAGAAGGTATAATGGGCGAATTTAATAAACAAGGAGCTAGAATCATAGAGGTTAATGATGGAAAAGCGAAATATACCGAATTATCTCCTCAAGATATTCGTAAATTAATTAGTGTGCGCTCAAGCTCTAGTGATTTAATGGAGAGATTGACACCATTGCTCAAGCATAAAAAACACAGGCGTCACCATCGTACTAGGCGTCGTCATCATAAGCATGGTGTTGCGCGTGGTCATACTAAACGACATAAAAAGAGGAAAACGCATAAGCGTAAACATAAGCGTAAACATAAGCGTACTAAACGATGCAAACGAAAGTAAGATTAATAAGCTAATTTAATGATTTTTTCTACAAGAACTCTTGGAAACTGTTTTATTTTGAAGAGTTCTATAAAGGCAAGCTTTTCCTTGCGTTTTTCTACAACTCGTTTTATATTATTTTGAAACTGATCGATCTTGTGTTGGCGATTGGAATTAAAGATTGGTCTGAAAATATCAGGGTTATTCCTTAATCGATAGCCAAGACATAAAGTTGTCCTGTTTAACCAATATGCTTGATGTGAATTTACCAATGGATGGTTGTAAGTGCAAACTTTACCAAGAGTGGTAAGCAAGACGCAATAGGTCGTGCAAAGGTGAGGGACAAACATGCGAACTTCCTCCCACGGTTCGCCGTTTAGATGGTTGGTGACATATGGGGAATTAACAACATGTTGTCTATATTTTGTGATATCCATTATGATATGTATTAATGATTTCATTAATACATTAATAATATTCAATTTTTTACATTTCATTTATTATTGATCTATGATTTGGTGATAATAAATGACGTTCTTTTTTATACTTTTTCACGAACCAGGAATCCATCATAGAGAGATATTTAGAAGATGCATACAGGAGAGTACATTTTATGTCACCTGATGAAATGGATTCGATGCGAGCATCACGAAATTCTCGCGCAAATCTTATGAAATTGACAATATACTCTTTCTCCGGAGGAAAAAGAAATGTCATTACCGAATGATTTCTAGTTGTTGTCCGCCCTTCATTCATTTCATAATTCATATAATACATTTCACAATTATTTTTTTCTGCTTTTCTTACAAAATCCTCGTACAGTTCGGTCATACTCCCCACAATGCGCATGTCAAAAGCTACTTCTATTTGGTACCCCATTTACATTGCCTAAAGAAAAGTATTGTTAGAAAAACATTCATCTTTCTACAATATGGAGGACGTAAATATAATGATAAGATTATAATATTTAGTAAAATTTGGTTTATTTTATTGCTAAGATAATATATATGGCTAATAAGAATTTGAACACATTAAATGTAAAGACATTGAATTATACGGGGGATTATATTTATCATCGTGGTGTCCCTGTTGAGATCGGAGGAGGCGGAACAGGAGCACAAGGAGCACCAGGAGCACAAGGAGCACAAGGAGTACAAGGAGCAACAGGAGTACAAGGAGCAACAGGAGCTGCAGGAGCACAAGGTATTCAAGGTATTCAAGGTATTCAAGGTATTGACGGTGCAACTGGCCCAAAAGGTGATACAGGAACTAGCACCAGTTCCTATTGGGCGGCGAAAGGCAATGATATATACAATAAGAATACAGGTTCTGTGGGCATCATAACTGATACGCCTACACAACATTTAGATGTTAGTGGCAATATTAGATTACGGGGTAGCATTGCGGATATCACAAACTCCACAGGCGACCCAGGGTATGTTTTACAATCTGTTCCTAATGGTGTGCAATGGACAAATCCAGGATCAGTACCGATGGGCACCATCGTAATGTGGGCATTCACGACAGCGGACCTTCCGGCTAATTGGTTTTTATGCGAAGGAAATCCAGTTAGCGCCACCACCTACCCAACATTTTATGCGACACTTGGAAAAACATATGGCGATGTCTCCGGCACACTTCCCGATTTCCGAGGTCGTTTTCCAGCAATGGCTGGTAACCCAGGACAAACAGTTGGTACTCCTGCTGGTCCATATATTGGCGGTCTAGGGTCAACTCTTGACATCTCCCATATTCCCACAACGCAAATACCTGCTCATACGCATGCTATCGAATTTACTATTGGTAGCACGTCCAACGGATCATTGACCACAACAAATAAATTTATATCAATGGAAGGTAGTGGAACAAATGGTGTTTTCAATGTAGGAACTGGGAGATACCATGACGCGTCCGACATGTGCGGTACAAAACACTGCCAAAAAGAGAATGACGCAACCATACAGGACACAGGGGGAGGTGAAGCATACGCACCCCCACATCTCTCGATCAACTTTATTATATATGCTGGACCACCAAATGTTTAAATTGAATATAATTAATTAAACTTTAATTAACTTTAAAAAGTTATCAAACCATGAATCCACCTGATTATCTAGCGAATAAATACCCACACGAACGCGATTCTCACATTCATTTTGATGAGGGTCCGCATATTTATACCATCGATGGTGATTCTGATTTCATGTCTGTGACAACTTGGAACCACTCTCACTTTGGGCATTTTGACGCCGATGCTATTATTACAAAAATGATGGCTTCACGAAATTGGCCCAATAGTAAGTATTTTGGTCAAACCAAAGAAGAAATTAAAGCTGGTTGGACCAAAAATGGTAAAGACGCCTCCGAAGCTGGTACTAAAATGCACTATGACATTGAATGTTACTACAATGACCTCGATGTCGAAATTGATGAAGATTGTTTAGAATGGCAGTATTTTATGGCGTTTGAAAATGATATTGGCTCGAACTTAGAACCTTATCGCACGGAATGGACGATTTGGGACAGGGATCTTAAAATAGCAGGCTCTATCGATATGATATTTAGAAATCCTGATGGAACAATTTTGATCTATGATTGGAAGCGTTGTAAGAATATTAAAAAAACTAATAGTTATCAATCTTCCATAACTCCGTGTATTGGTCATCTCCCAGATACGAATTTCTGGCACTATTCTCTCCAATTGAACACTTATAAATATATATTGGAGAAGAATTATGGTGAAAGGGTTGTGGGAATGTATCTTGTTTGTCTGCATCCAAATAACGCGAATAAAACATATATTCGTCTAGAAGTGCCACATCTGTCATCAGAAATGGCGGATTTAATGGCTTTAAGGAAAACAATGGTTATAAAAATTGAAGACATTTCATCTAGGGAAAAAACACTACACGCCTAATTATTATGACTCAAACACTTTCTAACAGCCAGGATCACCTATCCTGGGATTTCATCCTAATACTTCTCTTCTTATCACTCGTGTATTATATTATAGGATGGTGTTCTAGTAATGGATTATTTGATATGTTTTGTTTTGGATGTGCAATGGGTATTTTGCAATGTCTTGTCATTCACGAGGGAGGACTCTATGCAATTAGTTTTATGGAAAATTATCCTGATTTTAGTCGATTGTTTGAGCACATTCAACTTGCTCCTTTCATTCCACAAATCATAAGCGGTTCGGATACGGATGATGATGGTGAAAATGAAAAAGAAGATTAAACGATTTAAAAATGTGTATGTAGAGTATAATATAATGGGATCAGTTGATTTAAATTACGGACAAATATTTTTTATGATGTTAGGTCTTTTACCAGTATTGGCTTGTGTTCCTTGTTGGGTAGTCGCAAAATTTGTATATGAACCATATGTTAAAAAACTTGCCGAAGAAGAAGAAGAACCTATTCCATATGAGTATCAATATCCTTTGGAGGAGGCAGAAAACAATGGAGATAGAGATTATAAAAAGTGTATTGTATTATCTAATACACCAAAAGGATTGGTATATATGCGCTATTGTAAAGAGGATGAAGGATTCGAATACTGGGCAGATAATTCAATTGACTACAAATATTTAGAAACAGCAGCAAGAAAATATGTTACTATTTTCTCGTGTCGTGATATTTACATAGATAGATTTGCATTGTTAAAAGAAAAGATTCTAGGCATTAAACAAAAAATAGAAGAAAATAAATTAGAGAAAGAAGAACTCGAAGAGAAAGCAGAGGAAGAGGAAAATGATGTATTTGCAAGCCTTAAATCATACAATCAAAGTACTAGCAATATAAGTTCAACAAAAACAGAATTAACTCGCAATGATGTGGTTTGTGATGAAGCAAATAAATATTTAAATCGTGGAAAGATTGTAGAGGCTAACTTTGGTGCTGAAAAAAAGATAGTAGATACACCCACAAGTTCAATGTCATTTAGTTCATGGAAATTGTGGAAAAGTCAAGATAAAGAGGATTAATATTTGCGTGCCTTTTTTTTAGTGCGTTTTTTTCGGCGTTTTTTCCGCCGTTTTTTGCGAGTTTTTCCGCCATTTTGTGGTTTCTTTTTATTGGCTCCAGCAGCTGCTTCCTTTTCAATAGCATCAGCTACATTATTTATTGCTCCAGCTAATTTATTAACTTGTTCTTGAGTGTTGCTAATAACGGTCATACTTTGTTCTATAGCTTCTACGGCATTGTCGGCAATATCCACGGCGTCAGGAACTGCAGTTATAGTGGTTGCTGCCCAATCAGTAACAGATTTACCAGTATAATTAGCTTGTTCTATGGCAGCGTCTATTGCATCACCTACAAAAGGTACCACACCAAATACACTAGACATAACATTAACAAGTGAATTTCTAATCAATTCATTCGCAGTAAGTAAATATTGTTGTGTAGCAGGTCCCATTTTTTTTGCCGTCTCAAGGGCTATTTCACCCGAATTTTCAGCGACCGCAGCTACGGCGTCTCCTACTTTTTCTACGGTTATAGCAAATTCTTTTTGGACCTGTGGATCTTCTGACATTCTAGCTACTGCTTTTGAACCGGACCTAATGCCTGCTGCTGCTTGTTTTGCTGCATGATCTAATACTGCTTTAGAGTGCTTTTGGTTTTCAATAAGTGCCTGTTGTGATGCTTGAACGGATTGAGCACTTGTATCTACATTTTGCATACGTTTTTTCATTTTACGCGTTGTTTTATTCACAGCTCTTTTTCTTTTTCTTGTTGGAGACATCTACTTATATACTACTGGGAATTTTTTTTTATCCAATTTAGAAAGCCAATGCTTTTTTCGAGATTAAATGAAGAACCTAAATGTTCTTGAGCAATTTTAAGTGCGCATTTTTCTCTAGGGTTTAGTTGTTTTATGTATTTCTCTTTGAGTTCGTCGGGGAGAGGCATTGTTTATTGAATAATAATAATATCTACTATTATTCAATTTTTATTATGATATAAAACAGATTAAATTTTTAAGTTTAACATCTGACTCTTGCATTACCTTTGTAAGTTTAGTATTAATAGTGTAACCATTGGTCGTTAAAAATCCAAACAAAATAGCAATATCATTGACGCATAACAATTCACATCTATTATTGGGATATACAAATGCATAGATACATCTGTCTAATGGACAACAAGGAGATATTTCTTGAAAAGGCGATAATTTTTCACGAGTTATGGCCCTGGTAATCGAATTTAAGGACGCATCATTGGGTTTTGGGGAAATAACAACAATATTTTTATAGCACTCATTAAATCTATCTAAATATGCTTCACTGCTAATTTGATACATATTTATAGTAGCAATAGATAAAATTGAATACTAATAATATTAGATTTTATAACTTATAACACTATAAATGGCAACCTTAACCACCAGTAATATTTTCCGATATAAATTTGATTCACCAATAGTGAATCTTATTAATATATTTGCGGCGACCCATAAATACGACGATAGTAGTCAATTTAGGGAAGAGTGGGATGAATTTATTAAAGATAACAAAGCTAGTATTGATAGAGAAAAGCAACGGTTGATAAATTTGGGTTATACAGGTGATATAAATAATAAAATGTATAAAAGTGCTAGATATTACTTTAAAAATAAATCAACAGAAAAGAAAGAAACCAAACAGCGACGAAAATATGTGACATTAAATAAAGGATTCTTAGCAGATATGGATAGACATATTTCAACGGTTGCCTTTCAACAAGATATGAAACCTGCCCATGCTTATAATAACTTTGTATCGGATGCCATGTATTCAGAAAAGTTAGATGATGTAATACAGAAACTGCTAGATAATGATTGGAAAGAACCTGCTGCTGAAAGCAAATTGAAAAAAACATATAAAAATCGATATTTTATGCAGCAAAAAAGTTCAAATAAAGATTAATTTTATATATGTATAATTTAATAATGGATGGTGGTGGTTTCTTAGCTCAAGGTGGATATGGTTGTGTATTTTATCCTGAAGTAGATTGTAAAGGAAAAGATACTAACAACAAAAATTTTTTATCAAAAATAGTAGAGAGAGATTATAGTGCCGAAAATGAAATAAATATTGGAAACATATTAACAACAAAACTTAAAATGTGGGTTGAAAATCCGTTGCAAAATCATTTTGCCCCAGTATTATCTAGTTGTAATGTAGATGTTGAGAGATTTACTATGGAAGAAAAAGAAAAATGCACATTGTTTGAAAAAAGAATCGGTTCAGATTTTGTTTCAATGAAGATCAGATATATTGATAGTAAAGAATTAGATAGTTTTATTACAGAAAATAGTAATAGTTCATTGATAATGTTATTGTTTACCTCTAGCTATAGTCATTTATTGAAATCATTGCAATTACTCGAAAAAATTAAAATATGTCATTTTGATATTAAAGCGCAAAATATCGTATATGATACGGAGAAATCATTGCCCATTATGATAGATTTTGGTCTGTCTATTAATTTCGATAAGTTAAATAGAAAAGAGTTATATAATAGTTTTTATATTTTCGAACCAATGTATTATTTATGGCCTATAGAAGTGCATCTAATTAATTATATTTTGCATGTGAATAGTGAAATTGGAGAGAAGGGTATGAGAGAATTAGCCAAAGACTATACAAGTCATAATATAGTGTTAAGAGCATTTTCACCTAGCTTTCAAAAAAAATATGAAGCAGAATGTTATTATGAATTAAGTAAATATATTGGGAAAGACAGTGATGCTGTCATTAATAGAATATTGAAATATTGGACTACATGGGATAATTATGCATTGTCATTGCTATATATAAAGTTGCTTTATTACTTGATAAGAAATGATTCAGGTAAAATAATTAAAAATGAATTTGTTAGTTTCTTCATAGAATTATGTTTACAAAATATTCACCCAAATCCTAAGAAACGGTTAAGTATCCAAGACACACTCAAATCATTTAATATATTTTTATACAATGAACAAGTTGATAAGGAATCAGTTTTTGAGGACATTATAAAACAAATTGGAGAGAATAAGGGTACTGTGGATGAATTAATCAAAGCTGATAAGAAGTATATGAGTATGTTGTCAAGAAAATCAAGACGTGTGGATGATTAAATATTATTGGTTATTAATCAATATTATTTAACGACGCTTGTGTTTGCGAGACTTTCTGCGCGTTTTGCGGCGCTTTTTGCGGTGTTTGGTTTTGCGCTTTTTGTGCGTTTTCCTGCGCCTTTTCCTGTGTGTTTTTTTGTGTTCTTTCTTATGGACACCAGGACTTTTTTTGTATGTCTTCTTAGCCATCTTTAAGATTTCTTTCAAACCTTTACCCTTGTTATTTTTACTAACTTCTTTGACGTGAGCTAACCATGGATTTGTCATTATGATATATTGTGAGAAAATAAAATTGAATATTATTTAAATGGCTAAATATAACGCAACAACAACAACAAATGTTTCCACAACTAACAAGATATTTATATTTTAAAGATGAGTGCTTTTATAGTCTAATGTTTTGTTTGATTCAAAAAAGTTCTTTTGACGAGGTAATCTTTTGGTCCGGCGAAATATATTATAGTGGTTTCCCTGAGCTATTATGGGAACATATCTGGAAGATATACTATGACTTTTATGCAATTAGGTATCCGAAATATGAAAAAAAAATAAATAAGTTGTCCAAAGAAAAAATAGATTTTAAAAATATTGTATACCTTTTAAATTTGTTTTATTACTCCAAACCAATACATACAGTGTTTGCATTGCGCCTATTAAATCCTGAATCTCCAACACACGTTTATATGGGCCGAATACCTAAATGGCTCAAAGAGTTAGAATTAACAAAATGGGAAAGGAAATTAATTCGTTCTATTCATAATAGCAAACAAGTAAACATTGCATTTTACATAAAACAAGTGACAGATCTACAGAAGTGTTATAATACTATTAAGAAATACTATATGCGAGTACACGAATTTACATTGAAAAACAAATCGTTAGATACAATAAACTACAAAAATAAAGCACATATTTTATTAGCTTTAATTTGCCATCTATCATTGGATGCTAGTGAAGTTCAAACGAGAACAATATTTAAAAAATTAAATAAATCTATGGTGGCATCACAACTACAATTTAATAGTGATATCGTAGAACCATTATATAAAACTTTGGTTCATAAACGACTATTTAAAATTTCACCACTAGTTGGTGCATTTAAATTGGAACGATTTAGTATTCAAAAACTAGATTACAAGGATATTTTAAGACTACATTGGGATTATTTCGTATATAATACTCCTTTATGGCAACAACGTATTAAGAATTGCAATGGTATTGTTGATAATAAAAAATACGAATTGGTATTTAAAAACGATGATGATCACGAGGCGTTTTATGAGAGATTTAATTACGAACCCGATGAACAATCGAAAGAAATACAAGAAAAGAGCATTTGCGATATCGATATCGAGAAGGGTCGTGCTTGGTTATCTACCATTAATGCTAGCGTAGGCATTAAAAAAATATCATATGAGCAAGTTTATTAAAAATTGAAAACAATATAAAATTTTTATCAACTAATATTATACAAATGGTAAAGAATAAAACAGGTGGAAGCCGACATAAAAAACAAGCACGCAAAAATGTAAATGCACCAGTTTCTATGCGGCTACGAATACCGAAAGAAGAGGGCGAAATTCTTGCGAAAGTTATGAAATTATTTGGCAATGGTATGGCGGAAGTACTATGCGAAGATAAAGTTACAAGATTACTTATCATTAGAAAAAGATTTAAGGGTAGAAACAAGCGCGATAATAATATAGCAGTAAACAAAGTATTATTAGTAGGAAGAAGACTATGGGAAGTCGTTAATCCAAAGAAAAAACAAAAAGTAGATTTACTTTATGTTTATTCTGATGGGCAAATAGATGATCTTCGTCAAAAAGTGAATGTTAGTAGTGTAATATTACCCGATGGGGTTGAAGAAGAAGAAGAAAGCGCTTATGATTTATCATCTAAAAATGATTGGAAGGATGAGAAAAATAAAACTATTCTTGGTGATAAAAAAGTAACACAAACCGAGAATATAAAAATTAGTAAAAAAGACGATTTCGATTTAGATTTCGATGATATTTAATCTACTTCATCCATATCGTCGGTATCGAAATCCATGTCAGAATCCATATCAGAATCCATAAAATATGTGTTTGAATCTACATCATTTGTATCGTCATTATCATCTTCTTTAGGTGCATTGTATCCAGGCATATATTGATCTTCTAAACTTGCTAATAATGCTGCTTGTAGTTCCACTTGTTCTTCTTGTTCATGTCTGGATAACATTAAGCGTCTTAAATGGGTATTATGATTTCTTCTAGGCATTCTTGGAGGTCTAAATGCATGCATCGCGCGTGTGCTAGGATGAGGAAATCGGGTATTTCCTAGACGAATACCTTCGCCATCTTGTATAGTATTATTTGATGAATCACTTCTTTCTAATTTTTTTTCTATAGATTCCAGTTTAAATCTACAGATAGGACACTCTGCTTTTTCCTCTTTTAACCATTTCAAAATAGCATCAGTATTAAATAGATGACTACAAGGTAATTTTGATATCATATCACCCTTTTTAAACTCTTTAATAGTAATAGGACAACAGTTTATATTTGGATATATTTCGGGATCAAATTCTACTGTCTCTATCTTCTGTTCACCATCTACTGATAAGACATATTTTATAGGATTTTTATCTTCGCCCAAAGTTTCACGCAATAAGGTTCTGAAATTATTAGTAGACGTTGTAAGAGGTGGTAATTGCAATATATCTTCTATAAATCTCATATACAAATTAACATTGTCATAATTTATATTATTTGATGAATCAGTATCAGTACTATTGCTAGATGTATCTGAACTGAAAGACGACAATATATTATTTGTCCATTGCAACGGTGGCGGAGGCAGAATTGATTGTATTGGTGGCATAATATCTTCCATATTAGTAGAATTACTATCCAGGCGATTTAAGAATGAACTAATAAAATTACTATTTTGGGGCTCTTGTTCTATATCCATAGTACGATTCATTACATATTGAAAAAAATCTTGTGTCTCCATTGATGGAGTATTGTTTATTGGCGGTTCTTGTATAATATTATTAGATGGATCCGTTGACATTATCGATTTATCTTATATAAGCGTGTTATTTTATTTTTATTTCCTTTTTAAAGATATATTTTCAAAGTAATTGAATATATATCGAATATAAAAATTTTATAATATTTATTAACTTATTATTAACTTAGTTGAAGTAGGAAATAAGATCCTCCTCCATCACTGCATACCGTGGGTTGGCCAATAAGTCATCCAACATGCACCGAGGAGTAAATTCTTTCAATGCATCAATGCCCTTATCACAAAATACATTTAATAGTGTGCTATTGTAGCCGGATAGCATCGTACAATTATTTTTACTAGACAATGTAGGAAAACCTGAAGTCTTTCTCAAATTCCAAAAGAGCAAGTGTGGAGGAGAGTATCCGTATTTGGCATACATTGCCTCGATTTCATCAGCCAAAACCTGGTCAGACCAAGGGTTCTGTTGTATTTGCTCACAATCGATTTGCATATCTGAAAATATAGCCATAACCATACTTTGTACTTCTTCTGGTGGTACTTTATTTTTAATACAAGCATCCAATATCATCTTGAATGCCTTGTAGATTTTCGTACTGGTGCCCCAACTAGCACGCTTTAATTTCCACACTTTACTCCAAACATCGGGACAATCGCTGAGATCGCACCACTGAGGTTCTTGATCAAATATAAGCACCTGATTTTTAAAAGCAGGATGTGTAAGCTCAGCACATCGGATACTAAGGCCAATTGAATTATAAAGAGGAACTGAATCATCGCATTCCATTGAACCAGACGTGTCTGCCATTGCTACAATAGGCAGCTTTCCTAATCCCTTATTGTTTTTCAAATTATCTTGCCACTGTAGATTTAGCGTATCAATATCTGTTTCTGACTGTGGTGTACGATAAGGATGTTGCATCGCATCCTTCACCAATTCATAAGTATTGCAGCGCTTACCATGAACTTTATGATGACTAGGGTCAGTCTTTGCAGCTTCAATATGATTTTTAAAATTTTGAGAACACTTAATTCTGTCATCCTTTTCTGATTTTTGCAAATTTCTCTTTGTCAAATTTTGAAATGACCGTTTTTGCTTACGCATCGTTTGAGTAGTTACTGTATTAAAATCGATGTTGCTCCAACTATCGCCACATTGTTTAATCTGTGTAGTATCTAGATACTCATTGAGGGCAGACAGGCGTTTTCTAAGGTGAATTTTGCATTTTCTCTTTGCACTACGCCAAGAAACAGGACTATCCGAAGTAGTTGAAGACAAGAATTCTGGGAACATTTCATATGCGATAGTTTGATAAATAAATCCAAACTTTGTATTTTTCTTCTTTTTATAATTTGGTTCTCGAGGGCACCACCGAGCCGCCAAACTAAGAATTGGCTTCACTTCCTCTGGATTTGCTTTATAGTTTTGATATTTGGTCCAATCAGCATTTAGTTGACCACAAAGAAGTTTACAAATATGAATAATAAGTGGATGTTCAGTATCTGAAGTTTTATCTTTAATAAATTTCGCACAGTATTTAATATCCTTCCAAGAACCGTAAGGGTGCTCAGAACTCTTAACAAAATGTATAAATGCGTTTGCAGCAAGTTCAGGAAAATACTGCCACCAAACGAATATTTGCATAAAAGCTAGTTGTTGTTCTCCCTTGCCCATGACTAGATCTCGTGTTTGTCCAATGAGTTTATACATAGTGGTCAAATGTTTCATCGTCGCTGTATTTTGTGAGACACTAAGGTCTGATTTTAATTTACCAAGAATATCGTGTAAATGCCGCTCTAAGTCAGAATGGTCTTCTGATCTAACCAATTGAAAGAAGAATTGAGTAATTTTTTCATCAATATTAAAAGACCACGTTTTTTCAACGTGACCTTTCTCGCCTACTTGCGTTGGTGTAAAAGTCTGAAGAGCGTTAACAAAGTTTGACATGATTGTATATTACGAAGTTGTATCTTTAAGCCGTTTCTTTCTAGTTTTTGATCGATTCAATTTTTTTGGTTTGATGTAGATTTTTTTTGTATCATTTCCCTTTGTTTTCCATTTTTCTCGGAAAACAACATATAAGCTATTTACTTCTTGCAAAAATACAATGGAATCAAACCAATCGATAGTTTCGATGCTTGATTCTGCTTGAGTATATTTGAAGTCTGCTGGATTTGATATAAATTCTTGAATATATTGAGGTTCTAATGTAATATTGTATTTCAAAATAGATAGTGGTACATAAGTTTTATTTTGATAGTCCCTATATTTTTTTATTAGAGATATTAAAGCTCTTTTTTCCAATTGTGAATTGTGTAAATCTATTTTTTGTTTCTTAATGTGAAATAATTCCTGATGTCTATTTACATATAAATAATAGACTTGAATTGCTTTGACTGGCTCTTTATAGAATTGTTTATAATCTTTGTCTTCAAGCTCAAAATCTTCAACCCAATCTGTAGAAAGTTCCATTATATTAAGAATAAATTAAATTATACTTGATATAAACTTATTAACCTAAAGAAGGAAAATCATCTTCTTTAAAATCAAATGTAGGTGGTGGTGGCGTTTTAGGTCTGGTTTCTCTTCTAAAAGTTGATTTTCTGTAATTACCATACTTGTCTTTGTCTGGTCCGAAATTACTTCGCTTTTTTTGAAATGTGTTTCTAGGTGAATTACGTGTTCTTTCTTCTTCTTCAGAGCTTAATTTTGACCATCTAGTGGATACAGGTTTTGTATATCTTGATTCATTTGATTCATTTTTACCCATGAAAGGATTATTATTTTGTGATTCGTTAAGAGTTGTAAACCGATTCTTAGAGCAATCTGTAGTGGACATTATGTATATATATTACATAATGAATCTTTTTAAGTGATTTAGCATATAAATGTGACTTAAAGATAAAATAGGATCTATTATTGGCGAATTCTCCTCACAGCGATTATTTTTTAATTATTAAAATTTACCAAAACCAGTCTGAATAGATAAATATGTATTTACAGGAGAATGCAAATAAATTGAAGTTCTAGAAAACTTTTATTAATATTAGTAAAAGTCTTCTAAAATGATAGCCCCAAGCATTTGTATCCCACGTATTTTCGATAATTCAATAACTAAAAAGGAAATTTACACAGTCTTTAATAAGTATAATTGGGGTCCAATATCACGCATTGATCTCGTTAATAAGAATAATAATACTCGAGCCTTTATTCATTTCAAATATTGGTTTGATAATCAAAAAAACTTAGATATTAAAGAAAAATTACTAAATGGTGAGTCAATTAATATTATTTATGCTAAACCTTGGTTTTGGAAATGCAGTGTTAGTAAAATTCCGAAACCTTGAGATTAACTGATATTGTTTATAAAATTTTTTATAAGGCTGATAAACAAATCTATTAAGAAGATTTCAAAAAATGTTAATTGAACAATAAATGAACAAAAACATATTTTGATAAAAAAATTGAAAATGTTTTTTCAACTATTAATGTATCCTATTAAAATATAAAATGTTCCATCTACCAGAAGAAATTCTACGAAAAATTTACGAATACGATTCATATAAAGAAGACAACTGGGCACATATTGTATCCGATATCAAGATATCGTTTCTTCATTCTATAGAGGATGAAATATTTACAATAATGTCATCGCGAGTCAACCATCTCACCAGGGAATGGAATCTAATTAAACCGAAATTGGAAATTTGTTTCGGTCAAAATTTAGATGAGTTTGATGAGGAAATAAATGAACTTATTTTAAAAACATGGAAGAAGGATTGGTAATTTGAACAAAATGAAAAATGCACATAATTTGCACATAAATTTTTTATAAAAGTTGACGCAAACTGCCCAATAGTGCCTTTTACTGTCTACAATCCAGTAGCCATAAGAACTCTTTTACATCTTTATAGTCCTTTTTTCGTTTATATGAGGCGATACCTTGTAATTTGTGATATGTTTTGTGTTCCACGGGAATCTTCATTAATTTTCCATATCTCTCCAGAATTACTTCTAACTCAGGTAAAGGTATGATTCCTCCGTTGTTATAGGATAGTAAAATGAACTTTGATTTGGTATGTTTTATTAAATCTTCAAATGCATTTTTGGCATTCGTAAAACTATTATAAGGCGATTTAAACCATGTTTTTGGTTGACCTCTATTTGTCTTTGGAATATCCAGGTCTAGATTCCAATCATTGATTATATCTAGCATGAAGAAGTATATAGAATATGGGTGTTTGTTATAAGGTGGATCATAGTATACTAAATCTACTTCTGGAATGTCTTTAATCCATTGATTCGTATCCATTCTTGAAACATTGACATTGCAAGGACTTGGAGAGAAAATAGGTAAAGGTAATTTTATCGGCGTTGTTATTCTTTTAATATCGATCTCTTTTTTTCCACCAAATTTACCTACTCCTTGTTCATCTTTATAAAATGCTGAAAACTGTCCATTTGTATTATTATGTATTGATGCTTCTACTAAAAGAGGTGCAAGTACAAATGGCTTATCATTTTCAGACAATGAATTAATAAAAGATCGATATCTATCTATTAATTTGCCATTTTTCTCTGTATAATATACTCGCTGTTCTTTGGTAATTTCGCCCGAAGGTGCCCAATGCAACTGAACCCATTTATCGTATTTAATTGTGTCTTCACCATACGCAAACTTATTCGCCTTTGCTATTAATTTTTCAATTCTCTTTTGCTGTTTAGTCGTTGGAGTAGAGAGATAACACTTATTTAATGTCTCAGAATACCCAGCGATATCATTGACGTGGAGAGAAACAGCTTTAATTTTAAATAATCGTGCGATTATTCCTGAACCAGAAAAGCCGTCTGCTAAAACTAAATCTTTGTTATTTAATTCCTGTTTAACATCATCAACGATTTTACTAATAATTGTAACGAATTTTCTTTTATTACCCATATAGGTTATGATTTGTTTTTTAAGAAAATTTTCATTCATTAAATTATTAAAGCATAAAAAATATTATTATTGAACACAAATATCGATTTTTTTCTCGACAAATGACTTTATTTACAAATAGTAAATTTTGGTAAAGTAATACATCTACAATTGCAAGTATTGGCGTGTAAAGGGCATTTTGAGAGTGTGATAAATCCCTTTTTAGCATCATAATGTATATCGTGTTTCTTAAGATATACATCTGGAAGATACTCATGTTTCTTATTATTGATGTCGGTTGTGTTGATAACACTATGATTAAGATAATATTTACGTCTGGCTTTTGTTTTGACAGATCGTGGTGCTCTTTCCGTTGGTTCAATAATATAACTGATTGAACTGATTTTGAGCGTGGGTTGCTCTATGCCATGTATAGTGGATAAATGAGTAGCCAAATGTGCTTTCTGCGCAAATCCACGATTGCAATGGTCACATTGATAAGGTCTATCTTTTTCTTCAACATGTTTTGCGTTTATGTGATTAACAAGTTGAATTCGTGTATTTGTTGTCTCATAATCACAATGAGGGCAACAATGTTTAACTTTTTTTGTGCGTCGGTTTGTTCTGTAGTATTTAGTGCTTGCATTTACCATAGGAGTTGTTATATATTAGTAATAACCAACCAATTTATAGATTCAATTTTTCTATCAATACATATTAGATGAATGAAACATTATTGTATTCTATTATTTTATAGTGAAGAAAAAAATCATAAAGTCGAATTCTGCTCGAAGTCAACCGCTATTTAAATAATTTAATTAAAAAATTGAAATCTTTTTTCTGGTTAATAGTATAGGTATTCAAACTCCCATCTTCTGAACTCCGATTCAAACTTATACATAATGTCAAACTCTTCTACTACTACTTCTCGTGTTACTAAACAGCTCACTGTTGCTGAAATTGCTGAAATGTCCGGCGATGCTTCAAAAGGCGTCAGCTTGTGCATCCCTCGCGTATTCGCCAATATCTCTTGGTATCGCATCAAGCAAGTCTTCATTGCTCTTAACTGGGGCTTTATCGATCGTGTCGATGTGATTCCCAGCGGTGGAACCAAGCGTGCTTTTGTGCATTTCGCTCCTGGTAAGTTCACAGCAACTAAGGTTTTGGAGGCACTTTGCGAGGGCAAACAGGTCAAGATTGTCTACGACGAACCTTGGTACTGGCAGATTTCCCTCTCTCGCTCAGCAAAGCCAGCTGAGGCTCCGGAACGCAAGCAGAAACCTAAGGTTGAAATTGCTGCAGTATTGGGCTCAGGTAACCAGAAGCGTCATCGTTCCGGTCGCAAACTGACTATTGACCTAAGCGAAGTCGCACCTGTTTCCCCTGGTAATGATCCAATTTCCGCTCGACAACAAGAGCACAAGAGAGTTCTCGCCAAGAGTTCTTGCGAAAAATTTGAGGAAGGCGAAGTTGCCGAGTAGATGCTTCTTATAGCCTGATTAGAGGCATTTAATATCTTATCAAAGGCCGCTTACAGCAATTAACCAACTAATGAAACATAATGCGGCCTGTAAAAACCTGTGAGAAAACACAGATGAAAATAAATCACCCAACATTGTAGCTCAATTGGTAGAGCGTCGGACTCATGACCCGGAGGTAGCTGGATCGAAGCCAGTCAATGTTAATGGTCCTTAGCAAGATATGAAAACTGCTACGTCCTGAATAAGACGAAAACTTTAGTCCTAAACACGACTTACAAACTGTTTTTTTCTATACTTTATTATATGGATTTGAAAACTGGCGATCTATTACTTTTTAATGATCATAGTGGAGGTTTATTTGGAGGTTTTACATCAATGATTAAATGGGGTACACATAGTAATTATTCCCATATTGCAATGGTATTGAAAGACCCCTCTTTTATTCATCCATGTTTAAAAGGTACTTTTGTATGGGAATCTAGTTGGGAAGGTAAACCCGATCCACAAGACGGCAAAGTTAAATTGGGTGTTCAAATAACACCATTAAAAGAAATCATAGATGCTTATGGAGGAAAAGGTATATTTGTGCGCAAAATAGAATGTGATAATTCTTTCTTCTCTCCAGAAAAGCTTGAAGAAGTTCATAAAATCGTATATAATAAACCGTATGATATTGTTCCGACAGATTGGGTGGGGGCTTTATTTAGAAAGGATGCTAAACCGCAAAAAACAGATAGATTCTGGTGTAGTGCTTTAGTAGGTTATATTTATACAAAATGTGGTTTGTTAGATGAGAAAACTGACTGGAGTATCTTGCGCCCTAGTGATTTTTCATTAGCAGGAGAGCGTCTTTCTTTTACTGATAATGTTAAATTAGATAATTCAGAGTCGAAATTAATGATTTAAAATTAATATCAAATTATGATATATGGTATTAATTTATAAGGATAAACAAGTATCAATAACAAAAAGGAGCAAAAAAGAGTTTATGATTCATATTAAAGATTGGGACGGGAAATACAAGAAATTTTGGGTCAACTTCCCCCTCTCACTATTGAAACTCACGAAGAAAAAAACTGAGAGTAATATGAAAGAATATACCATAAGAGCTGATAAAATGGAAATGCTAGATGATTTTTTAAAGAGACACAAACATATGTCTTATAATGATTGTTTGGCATTGTTGTATGATATCGGAAATCAAATACAATCTTTAGAAATGTTTAATGTTGGTATACCCTTTTTAAAGTTGAGTGATATTCTGGTAGTGAATTCGAAACATTTTTTTATTGTCAATACTGTAAGAATTTTACCTATATCCAACAAAACGATAACAATTAATACTCCATACAAAAGGACAGCCTTTTTCTCTCCAGAATTACAAAATCTTACTGGTATCCCATCTACTGTAAATTGGAAATCAGCCTACTATAGTTTGGCTAGTTTGGTGGTTTATTGTTTAACTCACGAACATATTTTGGGTAGTAAGATATCTCCTGGAGAGATTTTAGATAAATTATATGCAACAAAATTGTATTGGGCACTAATGCGATGTCTGGAATCTGAACCTCGGGATAGATATTATTTGATTATTTAATTTCTGCGAGTAGTGTATAGATGTCATTGGCAACATTAGCAAGAAAAACAAGAACAAAAAAGCGAATGAATACTCGAGGCAAATTTATTTTAAATATGACTGGTCGTGGTAATGTTTTGGGTATGAATGCCAAAATGAGCCGAGGCAATTGCAAAGGCTTAACTAAATGTGCTGGTAAAAGAGCTGCGTGTTGTGTTGGTGTTGGACCCCCAAATAATTGTCATAAAGATTTAGTTCCGACGACGCAGCCTGATATGACAATGGTAGCGACGTATAACACCCCCGAGGGCACTTATGGATATGAAGGTGAATGGAATACTGGTAGTCTCATACCAACAAATAATATATTAAATATAAACACAACTGCATCGTCCCAAGCCGATAGGGGGACGTTGGTATTTGATGAGGATTTTGGGACTGGGACCAACGGCGGCTTGATCTATAATGTGGGAAGTGCAGGTGGACCAGTAGCAACTTTTAACACCATTACCTTTGTGGCAGATAACGGTACATCTATTAGTTACGGTAGTGGGACTGTGACCGGGACAAGAAAAACATGGTTGAATTCATCTGCACAGAACAATTTTTGGAGTCCTCTTCAAAACGGTACCACCATACAAATATTTATTGATAATACAAATCCAAATTTTGGCGCACCTTATTTTATGTATTCTTGTTGTTGTAGATTTCCACACGGAGGAAAACCAGCGCCACAAATGGGTTATGGTGTGTATTTAAATCGCAAATCGAAAGGTGCTTATCATCCAGGAGGAGGAAAACAATGTAAGACTCTTCCAGGTTGCGAAAGAGCAAAAATCGTCTGGAAACAGGGTTCTAACCTAGATGCAAGTGTTGTTAGCACTAATAAAAAAGATAATGTATTGGCTTGTAATAGTGATGTATATACATCATCCACCGATTGTAATGATAAATGTTGTTGTGATTGTAAAAATATCTGTGGTTGTCGAGCGACTGATTTACTTCGTTATACAAGAATTAATAAGTCGTTTGGATGTCAAACTACAAAAGCTGTTCGTATGGGTCGTTCAGCTAGTGAGCAAATTGCTCGCAGGAGAGCCGCTGTGGATTGTATTAAGCCTACGCATAGAACTATTCATCTTTCAGCAGGTCAATCCACGCTATCATTTGATGGTTGTTGTGGAAACCAATGTTTAATTCCAGGGCAGCAATATACTTTTGTTTTTACAATAGTATACACGGGAACATTAACTCTTTCCATCGAATGGTGTACTGGTTTAACACGTGTCTTAGCAGATAAAAATTGGACTATTGGAGAGACATTTACAACATCTTTAACTGTGCCTCAATTTGCTTCCCTTCCCTGTCATCCAGCTACTGTTGCAACTATTAAAACATCGAATGGAGCACAGGTCGGCTTAGGCTACTGCAAACAAGCATACAAAAGACCTCAGATGTTAGGGTCTTGTTCCGGCAGATAAAATTGATTATAAACCTATTAAAGTTAAATAGCGTTATAATCCCATAATGTCTAAGTACGTATTGAAACTACGAATTGTTAGCCCGGATGATCGTTTGAATGATCTGTATAAGGAAGCTGTGAATAAAATGAATACTGAGGAGTATCTGACAAATCCACATAAGGATTCGGGGTTTGATGTATTTACCCCAAATGAAAATCTTAAAATTGGACCAGGTGGCACGAAACTTGTAGATATGAAGATTCAATGTGCCGCTTATAAGATTGTATGTAATGACAATACTTGTGTTAAGGTACCAACCGCATTCTTTATGTATCCCAGATCATCGATTTATAGGTCGTCAGTCAGACTCGCAAATAACACGGGTATTATTGATAGTGGATATAGGGGGAATTTAATGGGAGCATTTGATAATATTTCGAGAATTGGTACAACTTTTAATGGTGGAGAGTGGTATCAAGAACAGAATGCTTATGGTAGACTATTGCAGATTTGCATGCCGGATCTGTCTCCTTTTAAGGTAGAGATTGTGACGGATCTTGACGATACGACTCGTGGTGCAGGAGGACTAGGATCTACCGGTTTCTAAATGATCTTCTATAAATTCATTGCATTTGGTATTAAATTCTTCTTTTTTTTCTTCTTTAGCATTGATTTGTTTTTTACAGTGAGGACATAGATATACTATGAATTTATATGTAAATTTGCCTTTAGTTACAGTTTTATATGTTATTATTCTACTAGTAATTGTTTCACATTCCCAGCAACCTTGCAACCAGCCGTGTCTTGGGAGATGTGTATCACTATACAGATATACTTCTCGAATTATCTTCATATATAAACACATTATTTCTAAAATGCCAATATTACATTTCTGATGCGAATTTTATACTTTCGTTTTAATGCGGTATAAATACCACGGTTCCTTTTTCTTAGTGCTTTTTTTTTAGCGTTTTCTTCAATGATTAGTTTTAATGGAGGACTTGCTTGTTTTTTAGAGCGTAATAGCATTTAGCTGTATAATATTAAGTTTTGTTTAATATTATATTTGTTATAATTAACGACGACTTTTGCGACCTCCTCTGCGAGTTTTGCGGCCTCCTCTGCGTCTTTTCCGACCTCCTTTGCCTAATGCAAGTCTTCCTACTTCAATTGGTGCGGCAACTGCACCTAAAACAACATCACTCAGACCCCAAGGACGTTTTTTCTTCTTACCGTTGGCTCCACCTCTGCGGTGTTTTCTTCCTCCTTTCTTTGCAGTTTTGACAACTCCGTATACACCAGGATTGCGCAATTGTCTAACCGCTTTACTCATGAATCCACCACTTAAACCTGGGAATTTGCGCGGTTTAAGAACTTGTTTTCCAACAGCTCTTAATGCTGCCAATGGGTATCTATCAATACCACGAGCAACTCTTCTGGTAACTCTGTTAATATCACGGATACCTTTTTTGACTGGACCAGGGATAACTGAACTCATACGACGTTTTCTTTTACGGCCTCCTTTTCTTGTTCTTGGCATTATATAATAACTAAATACTTTATTTTACGCACTTGCTAAATAAAAGTATTTGAATTTTTGCACCTTCCGGTAATCGAAACCGGGGCTCCTCCTTGGAAGGGAGAAATGTTACCACTACACCAAAGGTGCTTCTCCGACTTAAATAGAAAATTTCTTTTTTCAATGAGATCTCCGGCGAGGATGAGTTGAACATCCGACCAATCGATCTACAGTCGATCGCTCTACCAACTGAGCTATCACCGGTGGTAATTTTATACTCTTTCGAGAGAATTTTATTCTTATTAATTTACACTAACGCTTCGCCGCTCTCACTGCTCTCACTGCTCTCACCGCTCTCACCGCTCTCACCGCTCTCACCGCTCTCGCTGCTCCGCTCTCGCTTCTTCTCTGCTGCCGCCAAAAGGTCTCAGTCTTTCCTGTTTGTCATCTGTCTCTCCAGAAGTCCTTCTGTCTTTCCAGAATGTCACCAAATCGTAAGTGTCTCGAGCGCTCCACTTCTTTTTTTGGTTTTATAATATTATAAATTATTGCTGTGTTTTGGCGTTTACTATTACTGGAATCGTTTTTTTTTTATGGAAAAAAGGTATGTCGCTGTATGATTCACACAAACAGATATAAGGGTTTGTCTTTAAGTTATCTCGGAAAGCTTTAAATATAATATAATTTAAAAATACAATTACTTAATTAAATTATATGGCAGCAAACATATTGGATAGTCCTCCGCCAGAGCAAGATATAGATAAATGTATAATATGCTTAGAGAATCTATCTGCAGAACCAGAATATTGTTTACCAGAGTGTTCACATAAA